TTCATCGAATTTCTGGCGATACTCGGCCGGCTTGGCCCAGCCCCACATCCATCCCAACAACGTCGGCTTCAAACGGTCGTTGCAGTCAAACCAGTAGTCATACCACGCCATCAGGACGTAGGCCACACAGGCCAGCAAAAACGCGGCGACGATCTTGTGTGCGTAGGCTGTCGGGTGGGGCATCCAATAGATGATCAAGACAAAGGCCGAGAAGACCAGACACTTGGGGTTCAAATACAAGGGTGTTCCAAAGAGACCGGCGCCCATTTATGCTACACGCGTGAGAATAGTGAGTGGTATCCAAATTCTATTTAGGGTATTCGTGGTTCGTATATGTATGAGCTCGTTTCGAGATATCGGTATTCGGGCAGGGACGGATAAGGTCACGCACCACGGATACGATCGGTTCTACCCTATGTTCTTGGAGAAATTTCGCACGATGACAGGATCCATGCTTGAAATTGGTGTTCTGAATGGGAACTCGGTTACATTGTGGTTGGAGTATTTTCCACTGTTTCACATCTTTGGAATGGATATTCAGGACGAGAAAACGGACGATAGGCTTACGATTATACGGTGCGATCAGAGTGATGAGAATCAGATCATCAAACAAGTGGAGCGCCTAAAGAATGAGACGTTCTACTTCATCAATGATGACGGATCGCACATCCCCGAACATCAACTGTTGACGTTTAACTTCTTCTTCCGCGATCTCCTTCGGCCGGGTGGTGTCTACATTATCGAGGATATTGAGACCTCGTATTGGGTTCGTGGGGAGTGTTATGACTATCCTACTCGCTATGGATATCGCCACCCTCGGTCAGTGCTTGAGATCTTCAAGCAACTGGTTGACGACGTGAACTGGCATACGATGAACAATGATGACAGGCAGACGCAGGATGCCCGTCTCAGCTCATACGTTTTCAAGGAGACGCGGGCGATGATAGAGTCTATTCACTTTGTTCGGAATTGTATTGTGATCATCAAGAAGACCGACGAGGACCATGCGTATACGAACCGCGACTACCGGTATAGGCATTTCACCTAACGTCGCTCATGGTCATTTTGTATTCACGATGTAGACTAGCGAATACACGGCAAGAAGTCCAGTGAATCCCAGCTGGTCATCCGTCAGGACATTATCGAGGAACTCCATCAGCAAGACAGAGGCCGCGACCATCGAGGCGTCGGCCACCAAGATCTTCCACGACCCCTCTGCTGCATAGGTCTTGAAGGTATCAATCATCTTGTTCTGGCCATCGGGGACGGTCCTGACAACAAGAAAGTAGAACAGGATATCGTGAATCAGCTGGATCACAACGGCCACCGCGGCGAGATTCAACCCCGAGATACCCGGGAAGAGGAACTGGGCCAGCGCAATACCGAGAACAATGATCAGAACATCCGCCGTCACGGCAGACACCCCAAACTGAGAATACCATTGACCGAGTGACTTGGTCAGAGGTATTATCTTAGAAAGAACGATGACGGCAAAGTCGACCCATGCCGTCGCTGTCAGAAGTGCTAACCAGAGCATTTATTATTCATCACCACCTTTCTTTACGTGTCCGAACACTCCCTTGCGGGTGTGATATCCGGCCTTTTGGAGGCGCTTCTCCTTGCGGGCGCGCTGCGACTTGGCGCGCGAGACAATGCGACCCGCCTTATTATACTTGAGATCGGACTTCGTAAGTCCACCGGCCGTCTTCATTGCTGTTCCATGCATCACCTGAGCGCGAGAACCCACTGTGCGAGCACCACCTTCCATTCTTACTTCTTATGCAGAATATTTGTGAAGACGCCGGAGGTCAGAGTCGGCGGCTTCCGCGGTTCGGGCTGCGACACAAGGTGTTCGACACGCCCACAATAGACGTCATTTGACCACTCAAATGGGAACTTCTCCGCGGTCTCTCGAACAAATCGGCAGTTGTCAAAGCTGTAGTGTGCAAGTATAATGTCGATCACACGAGGATACAGCTTGTCGTTCAAGAAACTTTGATCGTATCCAACACCCCAGTTTATAGGCCGCGCCTTATATTCCTCGTGCAAATCGTATAATGAAATACCTGGCACCTTACGCATTCCCCAGAGACCACCCATCATCGTCGCATTATGTTCGACATTGTCACGAATCGTATGAACCATGAAGGACGAGGCAAGGAACTGTTCAATCGCCCACCGGTCCTTCCAGTGCACCCGACTATCGGCGTCTCGGCACATCATGATCTCAACCTCAGGTTCATCAATTGCGTAGAAGCGGTGCGTCATGTTGATGGCCCCTAGTTTTCCCGTGGTTCGTATGACGACGTTCGAATACGATCGAAGTCGGTTCATCATTTGCGGCGTAACATCAGGAGCCACATAGACATAGACCTTCCACGAAGGAAAGTGTGTCTGGATCAAAACGATGTTCTCAATCAACCCCTCATAGTAGAGGGGGTTCTCGGGCCCATATAGGCAGAAGGAGAAGACTCTGACCATTATGTGATTGTATGTAAGATTCTACATTTATTTAAACGTTAATCTGTTGAACAACAATACGTAGACGTAGGATAAATGGAATCCCGCGTTGCTGTTATCACGGGACTTACTGGACAGGACGGATCCTATCTTGCAGAACTCTTGTTGTCAAAAAATTACCACGTGTACGGACTCGTTCGTCGTTCGTCGACAAGCAATATAGACCGCATCGCGGAGCTTGTGTCTCACCCGAACCTGAAGCTTGTGGAGGGCGACATGGGAGACTCGGCGTCCATCACCAGTCTCTTGCTACGACTTCGCGGGGCCGACCGCATCGAGATTTACAATCTTGCTGCACAGTCGCACGTTCACACCTCCTTTAGTCAACCCGAATACACGGCGGACGTCAATGCACTGGGCCCCCTGCGGTGTCTCGAGGCGATTCGTCAACTCGGTCTGGTCAACAAGACACGGTTTTATCAAGCCTCAACCTCTGAATTGTTTGGGAAGGTGGCACAGATTCCCCAAACAGAACTCACGCCCTTTCATCCTCGCAGTCCCTACGGCGTTGCGAAGCTCTACGCGTATTGGATTGTCAGGAACTATCGCGAGAGCTACGGCATGTTTGCGTGTAATGGGATTCTCTTCAACCACGAGTCTGAGCGCCGCGGGTCGGACTTTGTGTCTCGCAAGATTACACTCGGAATTCAGAAGATTTACTCGGATCCCAGCTTTGTTCTGGAACTGGGCAATCTCAATTCCATGCGCGACTGGGGCCACGCCGAAGATTACGTCAAGGCAATGTGGTTGATGGTTCAACACGACACGCCAGACGACTATGTCATTGCTAGCGAGGAGACACACACGATCCGCGAGTTTGTTGAGCTTGCGTTTCGGTCGGCGGGACACAATCTTACCTGGCAGGGAGAGGGACTTGACGAGGTGGGTATTGACGAGACGGGACATGTGGTTATTCGTGTGAATCCGCAGTTCTATCGTCCAGCGGAGGTTGATATCTTAGTGGGAGACGCGACAAAGGCCCGCACCGTTCTAGGCTGGCAACGAGAGATTGACTTTCCAACGCTGGTGACTCGGATGGTTGAAAGCGATTTACGGCTTCCTTCTGTGAAAGTGTAAATGCGAGTCTTTTGTATGGACCTTCACATCTCGGTGGTTGAAGACTTCAAGACCGCAAACCCAGACATCGAGGTTGTTGACTGGTGTATGAGCGGACACCACTGGGTTATGAAAAAGCAGCTCAGCATGCCCAAACACATCAATAACCAGACGTGGAGGCAGCTAAACATGCAAATGATTAAAGACTTTCAGGAAGAGTACGATACCTTCCTTCGTACCTTTGACGCCTTCCTCGTGTGCTTTGCAACTTCGTTTGCACTGATCTTTGAGCCGTACGGTAAGCCCATCATTATGGTGAACGCCTGCCGATACGACCTTCCCTTTTGTTGGTCTCGGGACATGGTCATGATCCAGAAGCTTAACGAGTGCCTTCAGCGCCTGCAGGCAGAGAATCGTCTCACGGCCGTGTCCAACAACAAGGCCGATCAGCTATACACCCTGCACGGTAGTGGCATCCAGACCTCCCTCATTCCGTCCCTGTGTCTCTACACGGGGATGCAGTATCGGCCCACGCGACCGACCTTTTTGTGTTATCACGGTCACGACTCCCTACCCCCCCACCGACTCATCTCGCAAAAACAGCCCGGCTTTCAATGGAAGGACCTCGAGTCCTATCGGGGTATCATTCACTTCCCCTACGAAGTCAGCACGATGAGCATGTTCGAGCACTTTGCGGCCGGCTTTCCTCTCTTCTTTCCCTCCAAGTCGTTCTGGATGTCCTCGGTCGGCATTCAAAGTATGGCAGCGTATTGGGAAGGCATGGTTCCCCCCGAGCGGTCGATATTTGACAACAAGCAGTTGTGGATTGACAATGCAGATCCGTATCACACCTTTCAATCACCGAATACGCACTACTTTGACTCTATCCCCCATCTCCTTCGACTGCTCGAGACGTTTCAATACGTCGATGATCGAGCGGAACGCCGTTCGTATGTAGAAACGACGCGGGCGCGGTGGAAGTATCTACTATCCCCACCCGCCCACCTCTGCTATAACCGACTGCCTCTCCTCGCCAATGTTGTGATGGACATAGATTATCAGGGAACCGGAGTGAAGGCACAACACAAATACCCCTTTCACTCTCCCTTCATCAAGGGAGACGTGGTGTTTGTGAAGACCGACATTCTCGACTACTTTATACGGAGACACAACCCAAACACGCAGGTAACCCTGATCACGGGGGTGTCCGACCTGTCTCCGAGTCCAGAGCAGTGTAAGGCAATCCTTGACAACCCGGGAGTTGTGCGGTGGATTGGGTGCAACATACCCGTGTCTCATCCCAAGATTACCAAGGTCTTGATTGGAGTAGGAGAACCCGAGCGACCAAATGGAAATCACGAGACGTTGCTCCGTCTTCACATGTCAAGGCCTTCGTGGGACGACAAGTCTGACGAGATCTGCGTTCCATATCACGGAGGAACGCATACGTCTCGAACCCTTGACCCGACACTGCCTAGCCTTCCGTTTGAAGAGTATATGACCGCCCTTGGCCGACACAAGTTTGTGGTCTGTATGCGCGGGAATGGTCTGGATACACATCGGTTCTCGGAGATTCTTCTTATGGGATCTGTCCCCGTTGTTCAGACATCGGGTCTCGACGACTTGTATTCTCAATTCCCCTGTCTAATCGTTGACTCTTACGATACTATCGACACCTCGGCCTTTGTGTGGGATACCAAGAAATATACCGCGTTCCTACGAATGTTCTGGTGTAAGTCCTTCCCTCAATGATACACGATTTGATGTCAAACGGGGAAGGGCAGTGGGGCGGACGACTGTCTCAAGGAGCTTGGATACAACCCAGATACCGACCCCTGTTTAAAGAGTTCAGGGCTCCTCCAGCAGCCACGACGGGTTGGATTATCTCTGAAATAATAGTTGAAACCCCAGTCAATTGCGTCGTGGTTAACTCGCGCCCTAAACCACTCCAAGAAAGATCGTATTCCAATCGGAGACGCAATATACGATTCTGTGCATCTAGATGCTCCGTTTACATTGGGGCCATATGTAAATGGATCAAATGGCGGAATCCACAAGGTATTACTTATCTTCTTGTTCGGTTTCTTGTCGCTCGCCCTCAGTTCCTCAAAACATCCAAGTCCAATGAAGGCAAAGTCAATGTGCTTTTCACGCATTGTCTGAATGTCCTTCCGTATTTCGGAATCGATCACATCCATTGGGAAGAGAGGTATCGCGTCACTCTCGAAAACAACAAGATACTGATTTGTATTGACATACCTTTCAAACAAAACGAGGTGATTGATAGCTAAGCTGATCTCGTTTGTTGTCTTTTTTTGAGTGTTGAACATTGCGTATAGTGGGTGGCCCAAGGCTTCCTTTCCATAGGAGGCGACCGAAGGAGTGACGTGATAGTAATCCGTTATAGGGCGCAGGGAGGCCTCTCGTTCGGGTTCGTGCGTATAACTGCCAATCACCTCAACGGCGTAATCGGTGCCAAGTAAAATGGTTCGCGTTTGTTCAACGACCTCGTCGATGCAATCTGACTGAGATCGCACAAACGGAGGATGGTTGACCATGGACAACCAATACGCATCATCCTCGCATAAACGTCGGATAGATGCAACCGCCGCATCTATATCGTCGGGATCAATTCGAACAAACCGTTCAGGGTGAATATACTCGACGACTTCATCCGTTCCATAGTAGATCGGGACTGTTCCCGCTCGAATCGGATTCACTATCTTTTCCGTGATGTATCCACCCTGCTTGGTATTTTCCATGGCTAACACGACACGATACTGTCTCTGGAAATCGAGAGTTGGATTTTCGTCATACGTTCCCGGAACCACATATCCGATGTTGTTTTTGTAGACTCCCCCCATATCTACCTGAATCCCTCGATTGGAGAGTTCGTCTATAAACTGTTCCCGAAAGCGGCGATTGCTCCCTCCCCCGTTTGTAATCAAGGCACACACCTTCTTGGGCGGAATCGTGTCGATATGATCAGGATATGTGAAGGGACGACAGAAGTCATAGAGAAGATATAGAGGGAACTTGATACGGCCGCGTTCTCCCATCGTAACAGAGTACTCGCTTATGTTGTCTGGATGAGGCAATCCACCCTCTCCCGAGAAGAATATGCTATACGTCCACTGTTTCTTATTGAGAACCGAGGGGGCAAAGCGACTCTCCAGTAGAACTTCGGCCTCGTCCATCGATGACGTAACAACAACATCTCTTGAGAACGCCCTCGATAACACGTGCTCAAAGACCCCAAAGTGGACTCCGTTGTTTCTTTCGATAAATCCGCTCCAGAAGCCATTGACATAGACACGAAGAGGCGGTTTGCCATCAATAAATACCTGCTTAAAGATGCCCATGACCTTTTCCGGAGTGTAGTCCTTGTATGTGTTCCAATCCTTCTCTCGTTCGACCGTCTTGTCAAATCGAACAAGCATATCGCGCAGAGTGGACTCAGAGTACCAAAACGCTGTGTCTCCCATCAAGTACACGTTACCAAGGTCGCGGCCCGCTCGCGTGGTAAAAATAGGCTTGTTTCTCACTGCAAATTCTCCCATCGAACAACTAAACACTTCTCCATCTGACCGAGCGTGAAGCATCGCGTCACATGTATTGATGAAACGCACCTTGCGTTGTAGATCAACAATAGGCGGTAGATGAATGATGTTTGGCAAGGACGCGCAGAATGGCTCCGTGTTAACAAATAGAAAGTAGATGTTTGGATTTGCTAAGGCAACTTGATAGACGATGGGTTTCACGTAGCCAATGCTAAACTCGCCGTAGCCTCCGTGCCTACCAAAGACGGTTGCTGTATCCGGTATCCCGAGCTCTATCCGCAAGTCGCCGTTGATATCGGGGAGCCATACCATGTGGGGGACAAAGGGATATTTCCCGTCGTTACCCTTCACCCAAGGCGCTATCCCCGCGTAGATGTCTCCGTGTTTATGATCACAGCTAAACACGCAGTGGTTTACGGTCTTACACACTCGACTCACTAAGTCATAACGATCGCCGCCTTCAATGACATACAACATGTCGCACGATTCTCTCAGAAGAATCTCATCGACCTGTGAAAAGTGAGTGACGCCAAATACCTCAAATTCTGCCTTGAACTTCTGTATCACGGCCTCGTCGTTAAAGGGTTTAGTGGTGTCATAGATGATAATGCTTTGATTGCCAAGTATATTTTTGTTACCCAAGGCATAATCAAAGCAAGCAACTGTGGTGCCGCGTAAAGTCAACTGGTTTTCCCAAAATGCGATCTTCATGTATTCATTGCCGTAATCACATCTAAGTTGTTTAATAAATGTCCTTTACAGTGAAGAAGACAGGTGGTAAACTGATATTCAAGGATAGAGGATGCTACGAAACTCGCAACGCGTCGACCATCTGGTGTATAGAACAGGCGAATGCCGTCTATAACTGGAAAGACTTTGACGAGATCACTATACACACGCAAGACTGGGGCCATGCGAACGAATATACCTACAGCAAGTTCGATCAGTATGATGGATTGGTACCGGAATGGAATTTTCACGCGTGGCCTCAGGTCGGAGTCGACGACTACGCCGCAACCACGCTGCAAATGAGCGAGGCCGGCAAGGAACCGTATGAAATCAATAAGGTTGGATGGATCGGCGAAACGGGACTTCCCATTCGCTCGAAAATGCTGGAAATAGCAAGACGCAATACAGATGTCTTGGATGTCATCAGTATGAGCTGGATCCGTCAGCACAATAAGGTGAAACTGGATTCAACGACATACCTGTCTTTTCCTCAGCTAGCAAAGCGGTATAGTGTTCTTATTGATGTAGAGGGCGGGGGGTTTTCGGCGAGATTGAAGTATTTGCTATGGTCTCGCCGACCCGTAATTATCGTAGACCGACCCTATAAGGAGTTCTTTTTCAAACACCTGAAAGAATGGGAGCACTACGTACCGGTAAAGCGCGATCTATCTGATTTAGTCGAAAAGGCGAAATGGTGTATAGATCATTACGACGAGGCTCTGCAGATAGCGGAGCGAGCATATCAGTTCAGCCAGGTTCACTTAACGCGTGAGGCGGCATATAAACAATGGGACCGTATAATAACAAATGAAGATTCTTCTGTTCATGACGGGACATCGACAGAATGAGGAATATGCCTTACAGGCTAAGTTTCTCCGTAGATCTCCAAAACTACTAGCCAGCGCTGAACTGTTTGTTTACAATAACTACATCCAGAATAAGATCGAAGACGTGTGTCGCGATATCCCGCTGCCGATGAAGATCCACAATACAGAGAAGAATGCCGGCTACCTACTTGGGCCCGTAGAGGCCATGGAGTTTCTCTTTGCTAATCGCGATCTCTCGGACTACGACTATGTTATTCATCTTCACCCCGACGTGTTTATCGTGAATGAAGGTCCACTGTTCAAGCTACTCGAAGAAGAGCTCAATACAGAGAACGTATTCTTGATTAATAGCGCCGTTCCTAACGATAGCCGCTTCTACAACTTCGACTTCTTCGCATTCAAGCCTCGCCTCCTCAAAGAGTCGATCTTCGTGAATTGGTCGAATTGGACGGGGCCCTGCGAGTACTTTCTGCACGATCGAATTGTGCAGGGCTCTATACCTCACCGGCTAGTGCAACGATACACGCTGCCTGTCGCTGGGCGTGAGATTGACCTGCTAGGGGTGTGGCATGAACACAATCTGTCCAGAGTTTATACTTTTTTAGAGAAAGCCACGCAGGTTGCGTAAATTCAAAAAATCAGGGTTTATAGTATCGTAGAGCAAGGGCGACGGCGCGGTTAAAGTCGGTGAAATCGGAATCACTGTGAACATACGAAAATATACCTGGGTGAACGTCACCCGAAGGCTCGTTGACTATTATCAATACCTTCTTGTCATACACACTGCGGATTGCCTCACGTATACGAATGCAATCGGATATCGGACGATGGCATACACAGATAATGGGCCTCCCGCAATGCATAGCGAGTCGGAATCGCTCTATCCGACGTTGATATTTAGAATAGACGCTGTCATAGTAGTCTGCCCAGTTATCCACAATGGTCATTTCCCGAAACCATTCGTCGCGGAATTCACTGTTTTCAATAGTAGGATAGTCGTGATGAAAACTGAACCCCAATGTGTCGGTGAGAACTGTGTTCATTCCCAGGTCTTGATGTGGGCTGTTGAATGTAAGTTGAGTATGAAATCCTTGAAAGTTTCCTCGAATACAATTGACAAGCGCATTCCCGCTGCCAGTAATCCAGTCGAACGGATATGCTTCACCGCGAAGACCTGCATTGCGCAAAAGTGAGGCCGGCTTGCACGTGTCACCCAACGACATAAATAGGGGCTCCGCATAAGACCGCATAAACTGCATATGAACTCTATGCTTCCATGAAAGATTTAACGATGATTGAATTGCAAGCCATCTGAATTAACGAAACATTACGCACAAATCCCAATCCCGGCATGTATATGCCTACATTTGGTTTTGTTTTTGAGTGTTTGTGATTGTTATGATTATGATTGTGTCTACGTTTAGTTGGAGTAGGCCAGTCCACCCATGCCGGACATCACGCGCAGCACGTTGTAGTTCACGGCATACACGCGGACCTGGGCCGTGCGGCCACCGCGCACCGTGTTGACCGAGACCGTGAGCTGCAGCGTCGCCTTGTCGATACGCGAGAAGTTGCACGTGCCGGACGGCTGGTGCTCCTCGGGCTTGAGCGCGAAGGAGTAGACGTTGATGCCGCGCGTGGGCGTGCGCGAGTGGTGCTGGTAGGGCTGGACGCGGTCGAAGTAGCGGCCCTCGCGCTCCGTGAAGCGGTCCTGGCCGTTGAGCTGGAGCTTGGCAACCTCCACGGGGTTCTTGCCCTCGCACTTGACGCC